ATCATAGATAGGATAGGTTACTTCAAATTTTGCTACTACATCTTCATGCACCTTTTCGTCATCTATTGTATATCTATGGATAAACTTAATTGTCATACCCGTTTTACCTTTCATATTAATTACTCCTATATCGTGGATAGTCTCTTATGCAAGATAAGCCATTTTCATCTACTCTTGATTTATGCTCTATAAAATTAATATCTATATCATCACCATATTGTTTTTTAATAGCATTGATATATAACCCTAAATCATAATCTTCTTCTAAATAAACACTATCATCTGTCATATAAGAATAGGTTGTTATATCTTTTTCAATACCCAATTCTTTTATTTCATTGATAGAGACTTTTGCCCAACCATGAGCAGAATCATCATAAAAATTTATTGTTACATTTTTGCTAGTATTATATTCACTCATTATTTATACTCCCTTTTAAATATTTTTTTACATTCTGCTAATGTATAAAAGTAAAATGTTTTTTCAACCAATTGATTATTGATTATGTCTGATATTGTTATTGCACCTGAATATCTATTTTTAGTTATTGTCATTTTGTTATCCTTTATCTTGTTAATAAAATTTAACTACCATGTCATTAGAGCATATGTTAAATAGATTTACAATACCTTATTTAACTATCTTTGATTTATTTTACTTATCACTCTTTTAGCAATATCTACTTTCTATCTATTGACAAGAATCTTCCTATCTGATAAAATCGTCTATATTGTTTTTAGTATTAAGTAGAATAATCAATCGTAGCCCTAAAGCGAAGATTGATTTTATCAAGACTGATTAATCAAAAGGTAATAACTATATATTTGAAAAATATAATTAAATTTAAAAACATTCTCATTACTTCTATATTGATGTTTATTATTAGTTTAATTGTCATTATGTTTTATTCTCTTTTTTTCTTATTAATATATTGATTGTTAATTCTTTTTACTGTATAATACCTATTATATAGGGGTATTTTATACCCCAAAGATATGTAAGATTGATTTTAAGACTCTATATGAGTCTTTTTTTTTGGGTATAGTAAGGGTTCAGTAGATGTAAAAAAACCCCGTAACGAACGATTACAGGGTTCTTTTTTTGTGATTTATACTAATTCAGGTTCTTTTATTGTTAAATCTACATGAATATCAGTATTAAACCTATCTGATTCCTGATACTTATTTGCTATATATTCAAAAATATAAAGTGTTAAAATATTATCTTGATTCATAATGGCAGAATCATATTTATAATAAGATATAAAACCGTCCCTTGATTTACAAGAATCTTTTAAATATTCTAAAAAATTCTCATCTTTTTTAAAATGTTTAATTAATTTATTCTCATCTGTTTTTGATATAAAACAATCAATCTCATCTGTAGAATAATTATAATAGTTAGGTGAATATAAACTTATATCATGAATCTTGATATTTAAATTATATTCTGATTCTATAAAATCAATATAATCTGATATGTATTGATTCAGATATTGAATTTGCATATCTTTATAATCAAAATCATAATCTGATTCTGTTAAATCTGTATCATTATAATCATTTTCCATATATACATATGATTCAATATCATTATCTATAATGGCAGAATGTATAGTTTCATAAAAACCACCGAATTTTATTACAGTTTTAATTTTTTTATTTAACATTTTGAACCCCTTATTAATTAATTAATGTAAAAAAGTTATCATATATTTTTTTAATATCTGATTCAGGGATATTAAAAACACTTGATAAAGCATTAATATCTGAATCATCATAAGAAAAATTTTTATTTAATTGTTCATTACTTTGAATAATACAATTTAAAATACTATTTAACTTTAATTCTGTTTGATTTGATTTAAATTTAATCATTTTTAACCCCTCTTAAAGTGTTGTTTGAGTTTCTTTTTAGATTCTAAAGCTATTAAATGTCTTTTTTCATTATCTTGTAACATTTGATAATGGTTGATAATGTCATAAATAAACTTTAAATTTTTAGTATAAACTTTATCTAATTCTGTTATTTTATCTTCTAATAATTCAATATCTGTAATATGAGTATCTAACTCTTTATGTTTAGATTCATGATATTCTACTAATGATTGAATTTCAGAATATAGACCTGATAATATAACTTGATTTTTATCTTCATATGTTCGCATTTTATAACCCTTTTTTATAATTGTTAATATTTGATTGTATTTGATATATATCATAAACCATGTCATTAATAGCTGATTCATATCCATAATAAATATTGTCTGACATATCATAATCAAGATGACCATAATTGTCATTGTAGTTTTTTAGAGCTTGTCTACAATTAGTTTTAAGATTTTTTAAATAATCTTGATATTGTAATAATAATAATTTACTTGTATTTTTTAATAAACTCATTTTATAACCCCTTATAAGTAAAAAAAAGGGTTGATATAATCAACCCCTTTAATATTAATTTAAGTTATCTAGTCTTATATTACCTGATTTAATATCTTTTTTAATATCATCTGTAGACATATTTAAAAACATATTCCTATATTTACTGGTTGTTCTTGAATAATTCCAGTAAGTAGAATCTAAAGTAATATTATTATCATAATCTATTTTAGCTATAATAGAGTTATAAGACTGAAAAAATCTAGCTGTATCAGTTAATATTTCAAACTGATTCGCTACATTATTTCCTGATTTACTTATTAAATTTGATACTTTCATAATTTAACCCCTTTAAAAGTTTATATTGTTAAATGATTTTAACAGTATTTAAAATAATAGACAAGATAAAAAACCCTTATCTATCAAGTAATTAATTATTAATCGGATTTATAAGCCGTTTTTAAAAATTAATTTCAAATGGCACTTTTTAAAATGCCATTCAAGATTAATTATTAAAGATTATTTAAAGCTTTTTTAAGTGCTTGTAACTCATCATCTTTGAGACTAAATATAACTCTTTTTTCATGTTCTGATTCTAAATTAGTCTCTGTAATATCAAGCTCTATTGTTTCTTTATGGTTAAATTTATGTATTCTTACATTAATAACGCCTTTGTCATACACTGACCAGTGAACAGATGACACTTTTTTACGAATATGTATTTCATTAGAACGTTGATTAGGTGTAGTAAAGACATCTGTATTTTCATTTACTTTCAATGATGTAGTCTTATTGTTGTGCATTTTTAAAACTCCTATCTAATTGATAAACTGTTAAATTGTTTTAACATTATTATTTTATAGTAATGAGATAAAAAAAGTAAAAAAAGATAGTAATTAATGATTTAAATTACTTATCATGATAAGTAAAACTTATCAACACAATCGCTTCAGAATCAATTAAAATCATGTAGTTAATATGATAGTATCAAAAATAACTAAAGTTTGTTAAACTAGCTTTATGAAAGTTTTAGAGCTATATAAGTAAAACTTATCAATAGCAATTTATGATAAGTAAAATAAATTAGACAAGATAAAAAAATTATGAGTGAAATAAATTCAGGTAAAATCAAGATTGTAGTAGATACGAATGAGAATCATTCGCATTTGCCAGTAAAAAGAAAAGTCGGCAGACCAGCACACCTTAAATCTGTAGACACCCAAAAAAAGGTTTTTGATTTAGCTACAGTAGGAACTAGGTATGAAGATATTGCATTAGTGCTTGGTATATCAGATGACACACTAACAAAGTATTACAAACCAGAGCTAGAGAAAGGTCGCATAGAAGCTAACGCTGCTGTTGCTGGGACATTGTTTGAGAAAGCAAAGCAAGGCGATACTAGCAGCATGATATTCTGGTTAAAGACTAGAGCACAATGGAGTGAAAAAAATACTACAGAATTAACTGGAGAAGGGGGTGCACCCATTAATATCAAAGTAGTAACAGGAATAGAATAAAAAACCCCAGTACCCAAATTTTTTTTAGGAATAAAATATGCCAAATTATAGTGAAGCAGAAATGAGAAGATTAGCAGCAATGCTAGGTAACACAAGAATAGCTGAAGGTGCAATGACTAATAGAGATGCAGAGTTATTAAGACAGTCTATGACAAATAGAATTCCACTGGCTCAAGCAGGTTCTACAGGTGTAATGACAAATCAAGATGCAGATAGAATAATGCAAAATTTAGGGAATACACAAACAACTAATAGATTGCCCATTCCTATCAATGAAAACAATATGCCTATGTTTAATACAGATGAAGAATATATGAAATATTTAAATGAATATGACCCAGAAATGTTTATGAAAATGCAAAATGAGTATTACAATACAAGAGGAACAATGAGTGAAGGAAAAATAGAACCTATGAAATTTATTAAAGGTTTACTAGGATTATAATTTAGGAGATTAATATGTGGTCATGGCACTGGTTCTGTGGTTGTCACTTTGGTTTTGAATGGTATCAAGATATGAAGATGGATGACTCTAAAAACAAAACTTATTTTAACTTTTTTATTATTGATGTAGGATGTTTACGCATACAGAAATGTGAACAAGTGGAGAATGTGTGATGAAAATGAAAGTAATGAAGTACGGAAAAAAGAAAAAAGTAATGAGGAAAGGCAAGAAGAAATGCGTAGATGGTTTGAGTCTATAGGAGACTGTGTATGAGCTTATATGAACATATGAATAAAAGAAAGAAAGCAGGTACTAGTAGACCTAAAAGCAAATCTACTATATCTAAATCAGCGTATGCAAATATGAAAGCTGGTTTCCCAAAGAAGAAAAAGAAAAAAGCTAAAGCATAGTGGCAGCAAAGAAAAAAGTAAATCTATCTGTTGGCAGAGGTGAAAAACGCTCTGTTAAGCAAGGTGCAGGATTAACAGCAAAAGGTAGAGCAAAATATAATCGTGCTACTGGCAGCAAGTTAAAAGCACCAGTTACAGGTAAAGTTAAAGCAGGTAGTAAGGCAGCAAAAAGAAGAAAGTCTTTCTGTGCCAGAAGTAAAAGCTGGACAGGTGAGCGTGGAAAAGCAGCCAGAGCCAGATGGAAGTGTTAAGTAAATCAGAAAGAAAGAAAATAACCAGTAAAATCTGGAGAGCTAATAACCCAGATAAGATACGCAACAAGAATTACAAAGATAGATATGGCATTACATTGGATGATTACAATGCCATGCTAGAGAAACAAAATTATAAATGTTATTTATGTGGTAGTCACAATGATGACACCAAATTATATGTAGACCATTGCCATACAACGGATACAGTAAGAAAACTATTATGTCAGTATTGTAATAGTGGTTTAGGACAATTTAGAGACAGCGTAAAAATAATGAAAAAGGCAATAGAGTATTTAAAAAAGTTTAAATAATGGTAAGCTCACCATGTAATGGAGTATGTAGAATCATAGAAGAAAAAGATGGGGTAGCAAGATGCACTTCATGTAAACGAGACTATGATGACCTAGCACAATGGCTATATTTGTCAGAAGAAGCAAGACTATATAGAATGGAGCAATTAAAAAAGGAGTAACGACCTCGTAAGAGAGTTACAATAAGATGGCTAAACAAATAACAACAGGCTATACACCAAGAGAACCACAAAAAGAAATACACAAGATGGTTAAAGACAATCGTTTTAGTGTCGTGGTTGCTCATAGACGAATGGGTAAGACAGTTTGTGCTATCAATCAACTAATACATAGTGCTTTGAACTGTGATAAACCTAATCCTAGATTTGCTTATGTAGCACCAACATACAATCAAGCAAAAAGAATTGCATGGGACTACCTGCTAGAATATACAAGACCATTAGAAG